AAGGGTCTATCCGGTGGATGAAAGCAACTTCGTCATTAACCCGCTTCCGATGATTCCAGACCATTGGCCGCGTCTGTTCGGGCTGGACTGTGGTTGGCACATGACGGCCTGCATCTGGCTGGCCCATGACCGCGACAACGATATCGTCTACGCCTACAGCGAGCATTATCGCGGCGAGGCGGAGGTTCCAATCCATGCCGCAGCGATCAAGGCGCGTGGCATCTGGATTCCTGGCGTCGGCGACATTGCAGGCGCTTCGCAGACCAATGGCGAGAAGTTCCTTGACCTGTACAAAGCGCAAGGGGTTCTGGTTCGCCTTCCCAACAAGTCGGTAGACGCTGGAATCGCTACGGTTCTGGAACGCCTGTCTACGGGTCGTCTCAAGATTTTCAACACCTGTACGCGCTTGCTGGACGAGCTACGCCGGTATTCGTATGACGACAAGGGTCGGATCAAGAAAGAAGACGACCACGGACTCGACGGCCTTCGCTACGGAATAATGGGCTTGGATCAAGCCCGTACGAAACGCGCTGACCCGATCCACAAAACGCCAGAGCAGACCTTCGGGCTGTACTAACGGAGTCACCCATTGAACGATGAATTCAACGCTGATCCGATGATCGGTGATGATCCGCTTGTGCCCGTTGATCCTGAAGTGTTGCGTAAGATCGAGGAAGCGGCGCGCGATGCGCAGATCAAAAAGCTGATGGACATGAAGGCGCTGGTATCCCGGCTTTCCGGTGAGCGTGACGAACTCATCAAGGCCAAGCGCCCGATTGAAACCATGATGCTGGATTCACAGCGCCTTTTCCGTGGTGATGACTGTTACGAGGACGCAACGAAGTCGCAGCCGGTCAATTCCGACACGACTCGCGCACCACGTCCAAAGCTGTTGCGTGCCCGTACCGAACGTTGGGCGGCGCGCATGGTGGAAATGCTCAGCGCGAATCCGTGGGGTCTTGAGCCGGAATGCGATCCCAAGGCCAAAGAACAAGATCCGACGCTTGAGGAGCGGCTACAGAAAGCCTGCGATGGAATGGAACTGACCATCCGCAATCAGTTGGAGTGGTGCAAGTTCGGTCGGTCGATCCGAAAAATGTGCATGGATGCGGCGCAGTTGGGGACTGGCCTTTTGATGGGGCCGCGCAAATCGGTCCGCACCAAGCGCAAGTACAGTGCCCCGCAGCCGCAGACCGATTGGCAGCAGCAAGGTTTCGTCCCGCAAGAGCCGAATTCCGGTTCTCGGATGATGACGGAAGAAAGCATCGTTCCTGAGATCACAGAGGCCGACCCGTTCTGTTTCTTCCCGGACCTGACGGAACGTGCCGAGAAGGCGGAGAAAGCCTTCTATGTGCATTTCATGGGCCGCATGGAGGTCCAGAACCTTGCGCCTGGATTCGATGAGTTTCAGATCAATGCGCTGCTTCGCACGGAGCCTGATATCGGTGCCGAGCTGAAACAGAACCTTTCGCAACGCATGCTGTATCTGGACAACACCAACATCTACAAGGATCGCTATGCGGTCTGGCGCTATACCGGCGTGCTGGGCAGGAAGGATCTGGAGATTCTTGGCCTGTGCGGCTGCGATTCACCGGATGACGGGCTTGGAAACCCTGAGCCTGTCGATATGGCAATGGCCGATATATGGTTCTGCCAAGATTTCATTCTGAGGGCGCGACTGGCCCCGGTGCCTGACGACTTCCGCATCCCGTACTACGTCTTCGCGCCGTTCCCGATTGAAGGGTCGATGTTCGGATTGAGCCTGCCCATGATGGGGGTGGATTCCAACCGCGTGGCCTGTGCGGCTTGGCTGATGGCCTTGCACAACCAGTCCGTTTCGTCGGGCGCGTTGATCGTGATGAAGAACGGCAGCATGAAGCCTGCCGATCAGCAGTGGTCGATTCGCGGCCCAAAGGTCATGTACAAGACCGATGACACGCCGATGGCTGAACTCATCAACGTGTTCAACACGCCCAACGAGTCCGAAGGTGCGCTCAGGATCATGGACCGCGCCATATCCCTGATGGACGAGGAACTGAATACCTTGCAATGGGCCAGCGAAGAAGGAGCGGAGGAGCACGATACCGCCTCCGGCTTGGCGATGATCTACAACGTCCGCAGCATTCTTCAGGGGATGGTGGCGGCTTGTGCAGATGACGAGGTATTCGACCCCGTTATCCAGCGCATGGTCTGGTGGAACAACGACAACAACGAAGACGAGGGCATCAAGGGCGACTATCTGGTCAATCCTCTGGTGCAGTCGGAGCGGTTAGTCAAAGACGTGAGGGCGCAGCAGTGCATGGCCTTCACGCAGATGACCGATAACCCGCGCTGGAAGGGCATGGTGCGGGATCGCAAGCTATTGGAAATGAACGTGGCAAACATGGACGGTCAGTTCTCCGATGTCATGGTGCCGGAATCCGAGTATCTGGAATCGCTGAAGAATCAGCCGCCCGATCCGGCCATGCTTCAGGCGCAGTTGCTTGCGACCAAGGCAGAGACGGAAAAGCTCAGGGCAGAGCGCGAGACGATCCTTGCCCAGACCGAACAGATCAAGCAGCAGATGGCGATGCTGGAATTGCAGTCTGCCCAAAATCCGCAGGTCGATAACAGCGGCGCAATGGGCGACTTGGCCCTGAAGCAGCGGGATCTTGAGTTGAAAGACAAGAAGATCGACGCCGACCTGTTGATTGCTCAGGAGCGCACAGACGCGCAACGCGAGGCGACCGCACAGAAGGCCGAGCAAAGTCGCCTTGAGGCTGCCGAGTTCGCCTACGAGAAGCAGCAGGACCGACAAGCGCGCTTGATGACGGAAGGCATGAAGATCGAGCGCGACGCGAAGGAAATGCAACTCAAGCGCGATAAGGGTAGCGGCATATGATCGACCGACATTCCGATACGTGGCAGTTCATTACCGAGCGTATCGAGCAGGAACTGGCGAAGCTGGACAAAAAGAACCGGACCGCCCTTGACCAACAATGCACGACCGAATGCAGAGCGCGCATATCGGCCTTAGTGGACGTGCTTTCGTGGGGTGACGCGCCCCAGACCACTCCCATAGAAGGCGAATTGCCGTGGCTGATGTAGAACTGAACGAAGAGGAACTGTTTGCGCAGGCGGAAGTTCCGGAGAAAGCAGAGGCTGTCGAGCCAGTAGAGGCTCCCATCGTTGAAACGGCGGAGCCGGTTGTCGAACCCGAAACCGTCGCGGAAGTGGCGGCAGCGGAGGAGTTCTTTCCGGGCTATGCGGCACTGCCGGAGGAATCCCAGAAGATCGTCCGAGAGCGCATGGAGGCAGCGGCCAAGGTCGCCGAGTTCCAGCAACTTGCTCGGAAAGCAGAAGCGGACCGGCGTGCTGTAGAAAACAATCTCGCGCCAACGCAGCGGGAACTTCAGGCGGCACGCACGAAGCTCCGAGAAATCGAGAATCGTGCGTCCAGCGTCACCGATGATGATACGAAGCGGGCGCTTGAGAAATTCCAGAAAGATTATCCAGACGAGGCCCAGGCGCTTCTTGCGGTCAATAACCGAATCGAGACGCTTGCGGAACGGGCGGCTCGTGAGAACGCCGAACTACGCGAGCAGTTCGACGCTTTGGCGGGTAACTTTGAGTCCCAGCAGCGCCTTATCCGAGAGACAGAACAGCGTAATCAAGAATTTTCGGCCTTGCAGAGAGAGCATCCGGACTATCAGGAAATCGACGCAGATCCACGTTTCAAGACGTGGCTCCAAGCGTGCGGTGAGCCTGTCCTGAATCTCTTGCGAGACGGGAAAGCAAGCAGCACGTCCTTTGTGCTGAGTAACTACAAGCGTGACCTTCAACTGGCCGATCAGCTTTCTGGCCAGACTGCACCACCGAACACATCGGCCACAAAGCCGCTGGCAAGATCGGTAGCAGATCCGAATCCGACGACCCGCCGAACGACCGTGCTCCCACGATCCTCTTCCGCAGGCCCGATGGACGAGGAAGACCAATTCGCAGCGCAAATCGATATGGCGCGTGCTGCGGGTTATCAAATCTAACCCATCTATCCAGAGGCTATTCACATGGCAATCGCAACCCTGCCTGCCAATACACCGGCAATCATGTCGAAAAAGATGCTCCGCCAAGCGGAAGCGATCTTGCGTATCGGCGCTGCATTCAACCACCGGAAGATCGACAAGAATTCCGGTGCCACCCTCATCCTGACCCGCTGGATCAACTCGGCGATCAGCACGACCCCTGAGCCGGAAGGCCAGAACCCGACCACGCAGGCTCTGACACAAGAGTCCTACAACGGCACCATGTACCGCTATTCAGCGGCATTTGCCACGGCCCGTTATACCGCCGACCTGAGTCCGCTGGACTGGATCGAAGGCATGACGAACACGCTGATGATTCAGGTCGAATCGACCCGCGAACGTATCCGCTACAACGCGGCGATCTCTGGCACGAACGTCCTGTACAACAGTGCCGCCATTTCCACGGTCCAGACCGTGAACGGCGTCATCACCCTCGGACGCTTGCAGACCGCTGTTACTAGTATTGAAGCGGCCAAGGGCAACACGTTCACGAACGAAGCCAACGGCACCACGAAGATCGGCACGTCGCCGGTTGAAGCGGGTTACTACTGCTTCCACCACACCAACGCCAATCCGGACATCCGCAATCTTCCTGGCTTTGTCCCGAGGGCGGCGATGGCCCCGAGCAACTACCCGAAGGGTACGTTCGGCAGCGTGGACAACATCATCTTTGTTGGCTCGCCTGAGTTTGTTCCGGCTCTGGGCGCGGCGACTTCGGTGACCAACTCGGCCCTGCGTTCGACAGGCGGCTTCCCGGACGTTTACAACTTCATCGTCTGCGCAACCGATGCCCTAGTGGACGTGAGCCTCGGTGGTTCCGGCAAGGAAGGCTATGGCAACGTCGAGACGAACATCCTCGACAAGGCCGACAAGTCCGACGTGACCAACAGCCGCGTTGTGGTTTCTGCGGCTTGGTACGACCTCGCCATGCTGGTTTCGTTCGACTGGCTCGTCAACATCAAATGCGCCGTCACGGCTAACCCGGCCTAAGGAGAACATCAATGGCAACCAACTACAGCAACCTCTACGTCCTGAACCCGGACGGTCGGACTTACACCGTCATCAACGATCCGAACACCCTTCGCAATGGCGAGGGTGTATGGGTCCGCGCGCTGGTGAGTCTGCCCGCAGGAACTGTCGCCACAGACATCGCTCTGTTCGCGCCGGTTTCGGCAGGCGTCCGCCCCTTGTACGGCCTGATTACCGCAACGGCAACCAACGGATCGCTGACCGGAACGCTGGGTTATACCTCGTCCGTCTCGGCTATCGCGAGCTTGACCACGGAAATCCAGTCCAACACCGCAACGCTGCTTACGCCTGCACAGCTTAAGGCGGTCACTGTTCTGCCAGTCGCCGGGGATAACCTGATCCTGACGCTGGCGGGTACGTTCACCAACCCAACGGTCATCGGAGTTGCGATCCATTTCGTCAACTGTGGCTCGTAACCTCGATAAGCCAATGCAACTCGCCGATTGAGGCGAATCAACGGCCCCCAATTCACCGGGGGCCTTTTCTCATGAAGGACAGATTATGACCATCAAAGTAGATATGGAACGTTGGACCGAAAGCCGGTTTCAGGGCTTGACGAAGGACGAACTGATCGCAGCCGGCGAAGTGCTGAACATCACGCTGCTGAAGCAAATGGCCGAGCGCACCATGCGCTTGAAGCTCTGCGAAGCGCTGGGCGTGCAGCCGACCGACGAGTCCGATAAAGTGGTCCCTGCCGTTGTGCCAATGGCGAACCTGACCAAAGGAGCCTTGTTCGATCCCAAGCCGCATTTGGGAGTGGGGGCGCGGTGGGGCGGCAAGCGTCACGACTGCTTTGTCTACAAGCCTCCGCAGGAATCGGAGCACTCGCAGCTTTACTTCAGCATTACATGGGAAGGCTACAAGCTGGATTTCCCCTACGACACCAAGCTGCACATGCCGCATCCCTACTATGAGATCATGAAGGGGTCGATCAAGGCTTCTATCACGCAGAAGAAGATCCTTGACGACGAAGGCATGCTGATCGGATATCGGGATATCGAGCACAAGAACAACCGCTTCCACTCGCAGTACATCAGTGTCACGCCGGGAACCGAGAACCTGCCAGAAAGCATGTGCCACTACTGGCAGATTCAGGCCAAGAAGAACAACAACTTCAAGACGCCGGAAGGCAAGCCGTTCAACCGCCGCATCTTGCAGGGCATCCGCGCTGACCTGTACGGACCGATGGGCGCTGCGTTCTACAAGGATCTGACCGACGAAGATATCCTGTACGACATCCTGCGCTTCCTGTTCGGCGATAACGTCGATGAAGCCATGGCGGCGTGAAGATCCAGCTTCTAGCCAGTGGGGCCGACATGGCTCCGCTGGTGTCTGCGTTGGATGCTAATCCGCAATTCTGGAATCAGCACACGCAACGGACTGAGAACCCCGCGTCACCGCACCACGACGTATCCGACATTTTTGTTCGCTACGCCGCTGATCCAACGGCTCAGGGGCCGCACGAGTCGGTCTGGTATCCCTGCGCTTCGATCCTCCCGATCAAGCCACTGGTGTTCGATGTCATGGCCTTTGTCGAAGGGGAAAGGCTGGGGGGAGTGCTGATTACCAAGATCCCCGCAGGCAAGGATGTCAAGCCGCATATCGACCAAGGTTGGCACGCATCGACCTATCGCAAGTTCTGCATACAGGTAGCCAGTGCGCCGGGGCAGAAGTTCGTGGTGGACGATGAGGCGTTGGAGCCGCGCCCCGGTGATTTGTACGAGTTCCGCAACGAGTATCGGCACTACGTCACCAACCCAACCGATTCGATCAGGGTTTCGCTGATCGTGTGCATCCAGACCGACAAGGTGTTCTCGTGACCTATCTTGAACTGTGCCAGTTCGCGCACCGGTACATTGGCGGCGGGAATGCCTTGCCGGGGACGGCCCCCACGACGGTTGTCGGCCAGGCGGGGGAATTGTTCGAGCTGGTGAAGTCGGTTGCCGATGCGTATCGGGCGATCCAGAACGAGCAGGATCAATGGCTTTTCATGCAGAAGCAGGGCACGTTCTCGCTGCCTTCCTCTGGCCGCGTCCTTTCCCGCGCCACACTGGTTTCCCAAGTCGCCGACTACGACGACATCCGTCAAGACCTGTACGGGGCCGGGTATCGGTTCCTGCAAATGTACTCGACGGCCAACGGGGCCAGCAGCAACACTCCCGTCATCTACATCCCCTACCAGACATGGCGCGGGACGGTTGACCAGAACGTCATCCCGACCGGCAAGTCAAGCATGTTCACCGTGCAGCCTGACCGATCCATTGAGTTCAGTTCGACGGCGGATCAGGCGTACACGTTCGTTTGCGACTACAAGCGGTCCATTGACTCATGGATTCAAACGGGCGGTTCGGCTGACACTCAAACCCCGATCTTCCCAGAACGCTTCCATGAAGTCGTCGCATGGCGGGCCATCAGGTTCTGGCGCGGGAGCTGTGAAAATCCTGGCAAATACCAATTATCACGCTAGGAA